TTAATATATGTAGCTTCTCTTACCATCATCGGCACATACCCACTCTTCGCGGTTCGTACCAGAAATGTTCATCCAGATGCGACCTGCGCTGTCTCTTGCTGTTGCGCGGTTAAGCACGGCTGTGTTGCTGATCTTATACAATACGTTGCCATCTTTGATTTCGCGCGCAGATCTCACACGCAGATTTGAACAATGTACGAAATATGCAATTCCCGGTCTGTAATTTGGCTGCATATGTGTTTCTGCGATCCGCACCGTATCACCAGAAACTCCAAGATCTGAATATGTCAATGATACGTCACAATAACCGGATACACCCGGAACAATACCTTTGCTAGTGTACTGGTGCAGATCATGCTTAGAGAGTGTGATCTTTGTGCACTGACCGCCGGTATTCTTCCCATATTTAGCTGCCCATATTACATACTGTCGCAGTTCCGCAAAATTCAGTTTGCTATTAAACCAGCTTTCAGAAGCATATACGCCGGCTTTTCTTCCCGTAGCCTGCACCGCATCGCAGAACGCTATACATATGCTTGTCCGAGCGGATCGTCCAAGACCGTCTGCTCTTACCTGTCTCGGTGTTCCGTCTCCATCCTCGGAATCAATAAAAATCGGAAGTGTTACTCCGTACTGATTCGCAAGTGCCACGGAAAAGGCGGCTTCTTCCCGCCCCTCCTGCTCTGTAATTGCCTGTGACATAAAATATAATCCGAATGGAATGCCGAGATCTCTGCACTTCTCGGCAAATTCCGGAAATTTTGCGTCGATCTTAATGTTTCCGGCACTATATCCCCTAACGCCGCATCTCAAGATAATACCGTCACAGTTGGCTTTAACCGCATTCCAGTCTATGATCGTATTGTACTTTGAAAAGTC